ACTTTTTCACATCTCTTGCCTCCGAAATCAAAGCAAATTTTGTCGCAACTCAAACCTATTATACCTACTCTCAATGGACTACTTTGTACGCGCCATCCGTCATATAACCACCTGGTTCACGGAACCCACAAACCTCAAATTTGTCGGGAACTACAGTTCTCCACCTACCGAAGCTTATCATAATCCTGTTGCCCTCGAAAATCATCAGAAAACGTGCCTCCACGCTTTCAAGACTTACCTCTACCGCGATGAAATTCATCGTATCACCTACGAACTCCGCCGCAGCGACGTTACAACCGAAGCCATTTACGAAGACTTCTTCAAGAATGACATCCCGTATCATGAAATTCCAGACGACCTACATCTCAACTATGGACTCCAATGTACCATAGACGCTTTCCGCCCTCCCAAAAAGGCGCGACCAGTACACTTACTTGATGTCCAACATCACTACCCTTACAAGTGGAACGTCAATGCAGAACCCCCGTTCTCAACAAACAAGCGTTACCTTGACATGCGACCAACTTTTGGACAATTCATCGATCAACGTCAATATGAACACATCGATGTCGACGACTTCCGCCGCCGCTACACCGATCTAGATGACCCCGCCCTCCGCAATACCATCGTACCAGCCAAATTCGGCTTTATGAAAGGTATCATCTTCAACCACACCCGCGAAATGCATCACATTATCAAATCCGGATTTACCGACACCGGTTCTTTCGAACTCTCCGATGCTCATATCAAACGCAGGTTCATTTACCCCATGCTTCTACACACCAAAACAGCCATAGTCAAAAAAGACGACCCAAACAAGATGCGAACCATCTGGGGCTCTCCTAAACCATGGATCATCGCTGACACGATGTTCTACTGGGAGTACCTCGCTTGGATCAAAACCAATCCCGGAGCTACACCAATGCTCTGGAGCTACGAAACCTTCACCGGTGGATGGATGAGACTCAACCACGAACTCTTCCGCTCACTAATCCGATGCAGTTTTCTTACCTTCGACTGGTCCCGATTCGACAAATTCGCCTACTTCCCACTCATCAAGAAAATTCTTATGCGTGTACGTCTTGAATACCTTGACTTCTCAAATGGCTATGTACCCACCGTCGACTACCTCGAACATGAATGTTGGGGCTTTACACAGCAACAACGTCTTGATCGACTATTCTTGTGGACCTTAGAGTGCCTTTTCAAGGCACCGATCGTCTTACCGGACGGCCGAATGTACGCTCGCAATTACGCAGGCATACCCTCTGGTCTTTACATCACACAACTCCTCGATTCCTGGTACAACTACACTATGCTTTCCACTCTCCTCAGCGCTCTTGGCCTAGACCCCAAGAAATGTATTATCAAAGTACAAGGTGACGATTCCGTCATCCGCCTATGCATCCTCATTCCTCCTAACGAACACGAATTATTTATTCAGAAGTTCGCAGATCTAGCTAAAACCTATTTCAACGCAGTCCTCAACACTGAAAAATCCGAATGTCGCAACGCTCTCAACGGCGTTGAAGTGTTATCATATCGCAACCACAACGGTTTTCCGCACCGTGATGAGATTGCTCTACTTGCTCAACTTTACCACACTAAAGCAAGAGACCCTACTCCATCCATCACCATGGCCCAAGCCATCGGGATCGCTTACGCATCCTGTGCCAACAACAACCGCGTGCTCTACGTTTGCCAAAACATTTACGACTATTACAAGTCACAAGGCCACGTTCCCAACCGTGCCGGCCTGACCGCAGTATTCGGAAATTCACCTGACTCCCCCGAAATAGAAATCGCTCTCGATCATTTTCCAACTAAGAATGAGATCCGAAAGTACTTCACGTGCATGAGTTATGACAACAGTGCTCAACTAGCCAAAACCTGGCCATTGAATCACTTCACGTCACCACCCTGTACATGAACGATCATTT